GGTGGTGACCACTACAAGCACATGAAGATACAGCCAATGGAATACAGCATGGCTAACAATCTCAATGCCTGCCAGCACACTGCTATTAAATATATTACGCGATATAAAACAAAGGGCGGTAAAATGGACTTGGAAAAGGCCATTCACTGCATACAATTGTTAATCGAAATGGAATACTCAGCATAACCAGGGGTCATCATGCAATCATCGTGGGAATGGAGAAAAGTACCAGTTGAATTGGCAGATCGATTACCTACGCCGGAACAAAAACAAATATTTGGCATGATGCAGTCAGGGATGACGCAACCACAAATGGCCAGTGAGCGAGGAATTTCACTCAGAAATACAGTAAGTGCTATATCAAGGATTAAAAAGAATCTCCGCGCAGCGGGATACGATCCAGAAAATCACATGACACTGGTCAGCCCAGAGCCGCAGGCTATCAAGGGCAGGACCGCCCTGGTCAAGGTCGGGACAGACGGTACAGAAACTGTTGCTATGTACTGGAACAAAACAGAAAAGTCTCGACAGGAGACCGGACTGGAGATGCTGGCAGACAAGTTAGCTGCCCAAATTGCTCCATACAAACCATCAAAACAAATTAAAACCAAACATATCACAGAGTTAATGGCTGCCATATTCATTGGAGATGCGCACATAGGGATGTACGCATATCAGCCGGAGACTCGGCATTCTGATTTCAATGTCGATCTAGCAACTGCACAGTTACGTGAGGCCATCGACAATTTAATTGATAGATCGCCAGCGTGTGAGATAGGGCTGCTGTGCGATGTTGGGGATTTTATGCACGCGGATACTTCCCACAACAAGACTTTTTCTGGTACTGACCTCGACGTAGATACTCGGTACGAGCGCATACTAGACATGGCTGCACTCGTAATGCGCTATGCAATTGATAGGATGCTGAGTAAATTCAAACGAATAATTGTGGTGGTGGTCAAAGGTAACCACAATCCAAATGCAGCAGTTGCTGTACAGAAAATCATCAGTGCATTCTATCATGCTGATAATCGTGTAGAAATATTACGTACAGCATCCTATTTCCACTACATTGAGTGGGGCAAGTGGCTGATCGGCTTTAATCACGGCGACAAGATCAAGGCTCAAAAATTACCCGGTATCATGGCGCGAGATCAGTCTGAAGCATGGGGCAGGACAACAAGCAGGATGTGGGCGCTCGGACATTTTCATCATCAAAATGTCCTTGAGTTGGACGGTTGTGTAGTGCAGAAGTTTGCAGCATTACCACCACCAGATGGCTGGCACTCTAGCATGGGATACAGCAGCGGCCAGGCAATGCAAATGATCGTGTTCAAAAAAACTGGCGGGAAACACTCGACACTGATCTATGAATTAGACCGGCAAACGCAGCAGCCAGACTTGAGGATCAAATAGTGAAATGGTGTGCGCGTATGTTAGTCAAGGCTCCGATTGCCTATGGGCTATGCATGAGCCAAGAAATGTTTGACGACATCCTTGACCAGATGGAGATGGTCAGCGAGCCATATATCGAAAAAGAGAATTTTGCACAGGTACATTTCATCAGAGGAAAGGTAAGGACAAGGATCGTGGTCTGTATCCGTAAAACCAGAAAATCCAGAGAGTTTATATATGCTGCACTGGTACATGAAGCTGTCCATGTCTGGCAAGAGTTCCAGAGATTCTTGGGTGAGGAAAAGACGGGTGACGAACAAGAGGCATATTGCATAGAAACTATCAGCTATAACTTGATGCGATCATACAAAAAGCAGGTGGGTAAATGATTGGATGGACTGCTTTCGTAATCAATACGGCAGGGCTTGTCTTGTTGGGCTACAAGTTCCGCATAGGCTGGATATTCGGCATCACAGCAGAATGCTTGTGGATATGGGTAGCAACAGAACGAGAGATACCATCACTAGCATGTATGAGCTTGATGTATATTGTGATGGCAATGGCTAACTGTCGAAAATGGGGGGTAGCATAATGTCAAACTGGATGAAAACAACCTGGTTCACAGAATCCGACTCTTATCGGCGGGTGTGTCCAATATCAGAATCAGATTTGCAGGCACAGATAGATCGCTATCTTGCTAGTGGAAAAAAAATAGAGCAGGTGGCTATAGGCGCTAGCACATATGATCAGGTTTCATATACAACAGCCTTCAAAGTCACATCGGCAAAGGAGTGCGAGAGGAAAAGAATAAAAAATGATAAGATGGTATCCAAGGCAGCAGTAAAGTAATAATCCTGTTATAATTCAACATCATCTGAGGTGATATGTGGCCAAGAAGTCATATAAAACAGAGGCATGGCAGCGCAAAGAAGGCCAGTCACCCACTGGTGGACTTAATGCCAAAGGGCGGGCAGCTTATAATGCTGCTAACCCGGACAAGCCTGGACTGAAGAAGCCACAGCCAGAGGGCGGCAAGCGCAAGGACTCATTCTGCGCAAGGATGGGCGGTGTGAAAGGCCCGATGACAGATGACAAGGGCAAGCCTACCCGTAAAGCTCTAGCATTAAAGAAGTGGAAATGTTCATAAATTACTTGACGGAGAAATGATATGCCGATGAAAAAAGGTTCCAGCCAAAAAACCATTAGCAAGAACATCTCTATGGAGATGAAGGCAGGCTACCCGCAGCGGCAGGCGGTAGCGATGTCGCTGGCCAAGGCAGGCAAGACTAAGGCCAAGGCAAAGATGAAAGGCACTATCGAATGATAGGAAGACCAACGCTATACACTCCAGAGCTGCTAGAGAAGGCACAAGCCTACATAAGTGGCGATTACGATTGTATATACAAGCATGGCATCCCATCGCATATGGGTATATGCGAGGCTTTACGCATTAACAAGACGACACTGTATCGATGGGCTTCTGAAGAAGGCAAGGAAGAGTTTAAGGAGATATTAGCTGAATGTCTTGCAATCCAGCATAACCTATTGATCGGCAAGGGACTCAGTGGTGACTTCAACGCAGCAATTACGAAGCTGGTATTGGGCAAGCATGGCTACCACGAGAAGGTGGACCAAGCCGTTACAGGTGCTGATGGTGGTCCAGTGAAGGCAGACATGACTTGGACCATCAAGGTAGTCGGATGATGGACCATGCCGTAGCAATCATCCTGATCTGCTATTTTGCTTGCCTGATACTCCAGTCTATCAGGGATAAGTAATGCCTGAGATGCAAATACCCAGACGGTTGCTGCCACTGGTCCAGATATCTAAGCGGTTCAAGATCGTCATAGGGGGCAGGGGATCAGGCAAGTCTGTCTCCGTGGGTGACATCTGTCTTATGGATGCTATGTCTAAAGGCATCAAAACTGGCTGCTTCCGTGAGTACCAGGTGAGCATGGACGACTCTGTGCTCTCCCTACTAGCGGGTGAGATAGAACGTCTGGGGCTGCAAGGCTTTAACTGCCAGTCTAATGCGATCCAGTACAACGGCGAGGACGCATTCAAGTTCCGAGGCTTGGCCAGGAATGCCGAGGGAATTAAATCAATGTATGGATTTAATCGATTTTGGGTAGAGGAAGCCCAGACCATCTCATTCGATTCGCTGAAGGCTCTGACACCAACGCTGCGTGAGGAAGGCTCAGAGATATGGATGACCGGCAACCCAAGACACTCGGCGGACGCATTCAGCCAACGCTTTATCAAACCCTATGAGAGACAGCTTCGTCGAGATCGCTATTACGAGGACGATCTGCATCTGATCATCTGGGCTAATCATAACGACAACCCTTTTTTCCCTGAAGTGCTCAAGGGCGAGATGGCTCATGACAAGGCCAGTATGTCTCCGGCACTGTATCGGCATATCTGGGAGGGTGAATACTATGATGAGGTAGAGGACTCTATCATCCCGGTAGAGTGGTTTGACGCTGCTATCGATGCCCATATCAAGATCGGCTTCAAGCCGGAGGGAGCAATCATTTGCTCGCACGATCCTAGTGACGAGGGTGGTGACAGCAAGGGGCTGGTCATACGCAAGGGGTCGGTAATACTTGATGTCCAAGAGAAAACTACTGGCGATAGTGCGGAGGGCATTGAATGGGCGCTATCAGAGTGCCGTAAAGC